GACGTCCATGGGAGTCCATTCATGCTCAGGTCGCTTGCCTCTGGTCTTTGGGTCTGACTTGCGGATCTTCGGCTGAACAGCATCCCGCTCCTCAACAAGGCCGAAGCCTGCAAGATTGTCTGAATCATCTTCCCATTTTCTCATAGGTACTCGTATCTCTTTCATTGAAACACCTTCGGTGTTTCTAATATCTTTTAATTGATTACTATCTTTGCTATTAGGTACTAATGACTTATTAGTAATATGGCTACGTAACTTATAGTCATGTGAGGTGTGGACATTTGCGTCCCCTAGGCTTGAGGACTCTAGCGTCCCGCTTGGGCTTGTGATGTCCAGTAAGTCTATACCACGATATCCGTTGGCTCTCTTGGTCCGAGTTCGCTTGAGGAAGCCAGCCTCTTCCAGGGCTATGAGGCCTCTACGGACCGTCTTCTCATGGACGTTGCCAGTCTCTATACCAAGTTGGGCTGCTGAGGCCTTCAGACGGCCTTCAGAGCCCGCTAGATGGCACATGGTGGCCAGCAGTCGGAACTGATAATCGGTTAGGTTGGCGGTATACGCCTCATGTGGGATTCTCACAGGTCGTCATTGTCCTTGAAGGGGTTGATGTCCTTAGAGTCAAACTCCTGCTCCAGCCGTGCCGTGATGGTCTCCATCAGAGTGTCCAAGACCGAAGAGGCTATGTAGGCAGCAAAGACATCGATGAAACCAACGAGGCTCTCCTGCATGGCGTCAAAGAGTTCTTCTGTGGTGTCCTCTGTAAAATCCATTTCGATTGGATTGAGGGTGCCCTTGATGTTCCACATCTCAAGGCCAAAATCTTCCAGGGAGTGCAGGGTCATGTGAGCCTCATCTGAGTCATCCCATGCCATGGCAAGGATGTCATCTGGAGTAATCAGATTGAGTAACTCTTTGATCGGATTATTGCAGATGGTTATCTGCTCTGCTTCTTCCTCTATCCCATCCATGGTGGTCTCTACATCTAGGTAGATCTTGAAATCTATACCCTGCTCTTTAACGGCATTGATTGCAGTCTCTGTAAATATTCCTCTAGTGATTACTGGAATAAGAACTTCACTCACATCTTCTTTGCCGAGTAATTCTACAAGTGGGTAGTACACATCAGCACTTGGGTCAAAGGTTAAAAGGATAACTCGTTTCATAGTGTGCCCCTATAGTCGTGGTAGTCGTTGTTGTACAACCCTTGGTTTATTTAAGTACTTACTGAGTAATAATGCAACTGTAGCAATAGCAGGGACTGCAATTATGAACTGCATGTCTAAAGAGTTTTGGGATATTAAAGCGCCAAAACTTAATGGGAGTGTTAAGAATTTATTGAGAAGAGGAACACCAAACAGTCCTGTAGTAATTAGTTCTAATAACTCTATGACGTAGGTAACTGCAACTCCAGCAATGACAATGGTGATAAGTAGGTCAATCATGACCTGGAGCCTACACCGTCAGATTGGTATATTCCACCCCATCATAGGTAGACAATCTCCAGAAGGTGTTAGGGACAACCCAGTCATTGAGCGTCTTACCTAACCTAGGGATCTTTAATGGCTTGTTAGGGTACATGTGGGTGTAGGAGGCGTGATCTGTGCCTTCCCAGACAGCGCCATAGTCAGAGGGAAGAGAGCCATCAAAGTACTCTGTCGCAGTCTGTGACTTCTCAAACTGCACAAGATCTAAACGGTAAGTACCAGCGCGAGTAAAGGAAATCTTAACCTTTGCATACGACACCTCTGATCCTGAGTCAGTTAGTGCAGTCAGACTTACTCGACTAAAAGAACTATTAATAGTGAACTCGGACGCAAAATCTTCTAGTAAGTTATTGCTTGCATCAAAAAACTCTATAGTTCCAGTAACTTTGACTGAGTTACTTGACGAGACGTAGAACGATAGGGTGTAGTACTTACCTGCAGTTACTGGGATGTTGTAATTAGTCTTGATGTTTCCTGTGGTAGCCACAACAAACTGTCCACTGTAAGTACCTGAGTAACCGTCAGTTGGAACTGCAGCGTTTTGAGTAAAGGTGGCACCAGTGGCTGTCCAGGTAGAAGCGTTTACTTCAAATGATGGATTCTTAATGTAGTTTATTTTTGAAGAGTCAAGGAATACAGAAATTGCTCTTGCTTCGTCATAGGCAACAGCGGCTCCAAGTTGAAGGCATACTTGATCTAAGTAGTATGTACCTGCTGCACTGTAAGCAATTTGAATACTTACATAGGATGCATCTGCTGGAGTTGTAAAGGTTTTTGAGGCGCTCTTCCAAGTGTTGTTTGCAGCCACTGCTGTTGCTGATTGTGTAGTGCCTGTGATGGTAGCGTTCTTGTCATAAAACTTTACAGAAAGAGTGATGTTTCCAGCGCTAGAAGGTGACTTAAGTTTGCACGATACTGTGTACTCGGTGCTTGGAAGTACTGGTACCCCACGTGTTATTGGTGCGGTATTACCTAGTTGCATAGCGCCAGAAGAAGCAGCAACAAGTTTACCTGTGTAGACGTTATCAATGACGTTGGTTCCAGTTGCTGGAACTTGCTCAGTACTAGATGTTAGGACTGCATTTGTTTTTGTCCAATTACCAATAGAGTTATAAAAAGTTGAATCTTGTACCGATAGAAGTAAGTTAGTTGACAAAGTTGTTGTTGGTGCAAATCCTGTAAGGGACTCTGCGTAAGCATCTATACCGCTCTTCATTCCTTTGTGAGAGTACATATACAACGCTTCACGAATAAGTCTTTTTTGATTCTTAACTGGTAGTGCTGGTTCTGGAACAAGTCCAACACTGAAAGAGTTTTGCTCTAAAGTTGAAAAGGCTATTCCCTCTGAAGAATGCTGTGGTCTTAATATATCTAGTTGAGAAAGGAATTGTTCGTGAGTAAAAGCGATTCCTCCCATAAAGTTATAGAGAGCAGAAGTCTCATCCGTAACTCCAAGAGGGCTCTGGATCTCACTTGTAAATACTTTAGGAATAATATCCATAATTTTTCTATGAACACCGTGGTTTAACGGCATCAAGTCTGTAATTTGTCCAGCATTAACCCAAATCTTTGCATCTGTAAATAAAAACATTGTGTAGTAAACCTGACGCCCATTTACAATCGGTGTTTGATCTGGGTTATCTTCTCCATCTACAAAATAAGATCTACTGACTGTTCCTTCTGTAGCAGACTCTTCCCATATAGTGAGGCCATCTTCAGAGTTTTCAGGGAATCCAAATTGATTTCTTACAAGTTTAATCTTTGTAAAATCACCTGTTGGAGATTGCCATTCTACTTGAATCTTTATAAAATCTAAGACAGTAATAGCCATAGGCTCAACTGAGTAAGCCAACTTTGGGGTTACGCCGTACTTAGCACCACCATAAACAACGTTACCGTATTTTGCCACGGTCTAATCCTAACAGCCAGCAAGTAAGAACTGACTAAATGCGTCTGCTCCTGTTGCAACAATTGCCCATGAAGCACTTGTGCCGTTTGTTGTTAAGTAACGTCCACTATTGCCTGATTGTGAAGGAAGGGCATTAATGGTTGACCATTGTGTGGCGTAATCAGTTCCAGAAGTTTTAGTGAGAACTTGTCCAGTAGATCCACCTACAGGGACGGCATTCCATACATCAGCAAGTCCATATTCAATGTTAGCAAGACGATCCTTTAGAGAATCCCAGGCTGTGGTGACCTGGTCAAAATTTCCAACCCAACCAGAACCAGTCTTGATGAGAGTTCCGAGGTTTGCTTGAAGAGAGTTGACTTCTTCTTGAAGACTGTTGACGTGTTCGGCCAGGATTGTGTCAGCAAAGTCAACCTTTGTTACAAAGGACTTAACCGCTGCGGGATATGATGCTGTCACGCTGTACTTCCTTCCAGACTTGTCGGTCTATTTTCTCGGTTTTACTACTTATTTACTGCCTGAACTACTTACCCGTTGCTACCGTGGGTATGTGATGTGGTAGTTCTAGTAGCCAAAGTATTTTTAATAGTAACCAGTTGAGACTCTAAAGAAGCAATTCGTGTCTCATATGCCTTTAATTTATTTGCCATGAGCATTATGGTGTCTGTTAAATCTACCTCGGTAGTGCCGTCTGTTTTTTGAGTTGTTTGCAAGTATGGAGTCAATCCCGTCAAAGAGACAGTGTTATCCAGTGGCTTGATAAAAATCTGTTGATTAGGACCTTGGTTTTTACCAAAGGCTCCTGCCCACACAGGGTATTCAGGATCACCACCAACATAGGTAATCCACACACCCTGTCCAACCACTGGAACTTCAGTATGGATGCTGGATGGCTCCATAGGCCAAGCCCAGTCAGTAACCTCAATACCTGTAGTCTGAACCTGTACCTTTAGTCGACGTTGTGTTTGTGGGTCGCTGTTGTCTTGTACAACACCACGGTATACGCCGTATAAGCGTTTAATTGAATCCATTAGATAGTTCCAATACTTATATTACTTTCTTGGAATCGGAAGATTTCATCCGCTGCTCCAACAACTGTCTTAAGTCCTGTGTCTCCTTCGATATGAAAAACTGTCACCTTTATTGTTTTTACTCCAGGAACTTGATTTAACGCAAATTCAATATCTTGAGGATAGATGGTGTCTTGGAAGTTCATTCCGTTGTACCCAAAGGAGGTTAGTAGAGCCTGCTTTACAGCAGTTTCAACTTCTGCTGTTGTGTATTGATCTAGTTTTGCATACTGCAAAGTTATAATGAGATCCACATAAGTAGGCGGCTGGATTGTTATGGTTGTTCCAAGCAATATTTTGTCTTCTAAGTAAGTTTCAATATCTGCTTTTAAACGATCGTATTCAAGAGTTGGATCTCCTACATCATCTAATCCAGGCGCTAAATCTGAATCAATACTGCTTCTACTTGGTGCAATATAAACAGTCACAGAAGTCCAAGTTTCTGCAGAAGCGTTTGCTTTACCAACACCACTAACAGAAATAGATAGATCTGCATAATCTTGAAGTGTTACAGCACGATTTGCTGCTCTTAAAGATGCAGGAGCAGAGACACGGATTTGATTTGTAGTTTCAGGATCTGATCCACCGATGGCGGGGTCTGCATTTGTTACAGTAACAATGGATTGTAGAGCCGTAGTTTGGTTAGTTGATAGTCCAGGAACGTAAACAATATCTACTAAGGTATCGCTTGGAACGTTCCCAATTAACCCACCACCAACCATGTAGTTAGCACGGATCTCTGAATGTATTGTTGGAATAACGCCTGAAACACCATCTCCAAAAGTAATATAGACACTGTTGTTAGCATCTGTATTCACTTGATATACCAAATCAGTAGGCCCATTATCTAGAAGGTGTTGAACTTGTGTCCACTTAGAGTAGACGTCACCATCTTGAACGTAGAGTTCTGTTGTTCCATCTACAGACGGAGTCTCACCTAGTTCAAAAGACATATTAGGAAGACCAGTGGAGGTACCAATTAACTCTCCGTAAGTGTTTGCGTTGTCAGAGACAACTGTTACGTAGCGACCTTCTAACGCTGATATGTCTTCAGTTCCTGGTGTTGAAGCAACTTGAGGATCTACCGTTGCATCAGAGACGGTTGTAAAGTAGACGGTGTTAACAACGTCTCCAGAGATAACTTCTCCAGAAACAACTGTTCCTGCTGGAATAGACACAGCCGATGCAGAGGTATTAGATACAGTTAACAAAGTAAATGCTTGACGGTATCCTGCTGGAATATAACCATAAGTCTGTGCGATGTTGATGATGCTGTCTCGTTGAGTTGCTGTGGTTATAAGTGACTCATTGGCGTTTCGATCAATATAGTAAGAAATTAAATCTCCCATGTAAGCAAACGCTTCAACAAGGGCTACACCAAAATCAGAGGGATCAGAGGCTGTCCATTCAGGAATACGGTCTTGAACACGAGCAATTAACTCATCACGAAGTACGTAGTAATCCTTGCTTGTGTAATCAACTGAAATTGGGATATTTGAAACGGGGGTTACGTCACTCATAGCGTCTCCTGGTAGATCGGGTTAGTTCCTTGAATGTAAGCAATACCAATAACTGTCTCGACTTGAGTGTTATTTGGGAGGTCATACACCGTGCTGACACTGATTATGCCAGTAAATTCATCAAAAGTCGTGGTGACAGACTGCAGACTCAGAAGAGGTAACTGAGTTTCAAAGGCTGCTTGAGTCTCACGTTCAATCAAGATAGAGGCATCTTCTTGTGTACTAAACACAGAGTAGGGAATCTCTGTACCAAACAGAGGCTGCATTACACGTTCCTTTAATGCAGTCCCAAGTACAGACCTAACACGGTCTGCATATATTTTTTGCTGGTCAGTAGACACAGCAATCTTTCCGTAGGGATCGACTCTAAAGGGAAGAGAGATTGCTACTTCAGCCATTACTTACCCACCCATCTACTTGGTGTAACTTTAAATCCCACATTAGATTTGTTGACTAACATCTGAGGAGCACGAAGTGTAGTGACTGTTGGTCTACTGGTGGTTCCTGTACTTAACTCTTGTTTGATGTTTCGGGTAGGTATAACAGATGCAGTTTCTGGACGAAACGCAGAAGACTTATTCCTTCCCGTACCGTCTGTCATACAAGTAAATTCAACTTCGTAGCGTCCATCGTAGTAGCACTGATGAACTGTTTTTTTAACAATCCAATTACCATCAGTGGTTGACCCAGTTCCATTTATTTCCACAGTTCTGTATGGAGCAATTCGTGGATCACCTTGACTTGCTGCATCTGCAGTAATTGAAAATCTGGAGAGTTGAGCATGGGCTTGAGCAATGGTGTCTGCCATCTGTGCGTTTCCAGTAATTGCCCCTGGCAATGCTTCCAAGAACAATGGATCTAAGTTTGAAGTTCTAAGGTTCTTACCTACAGTTGTAGGAGACTTTGAGGAGGAATAAAATTTTCCTGTTACAGGATCAACGCCGTGAACAACTTTTTCTTTTTTAGAGTAAGACGATTTATCAATGTAGTCTCCAACTTTTGGTTTAAACATATCTAGTGTCTGGGAATTTAACTCATTCCAGATATTTCCAACAGGGTCAAAGAAAGATAGCACTGGAATAGTTGTTATAAACTTATCAATCATCTTATCTATAGGGTGAAAGTGCAGTTCTGTGCCACTCACCTGTGCGACGTACCCAATACGTCTTGCTAGTTCTTGAATCTTTTCCCAGTAAGTGTGGTTCAACATTGACTGCTGGCTAAAGATCATTGGATGAGGAGTTACTACTGGCTTTAATTTAAACTTGTTAGCAATCTCAGTAACAATATCTGGCGCAGTCTTGTTCTTCCAGATCTTATTTCCTCCTTCTTTTAATGGAAGAGAGGCACCGATTGCTCGTATAGTGACGGGGCGACGAAGAGTTTGTTGGGTAATGGGTGTGTAATCAACTATGTACCCAAAGAACTCACCGACAACACTGTTGGAAGTTTTCCATTTTACTTTGACAGTTGCTCCTGTCTTTAACCCTTTGTAAAAGACACTGCTATCTCGTAAGTAAATTATCTCTAGTACATCTTGCTTTCCAGCCTCTTGTATTAATGTAAAACTTTTTGGTGTAACTGTAAAACTTGGGAAGTCTGGATAAGAGACGGTGAATGAGGTTCCTAAACGATTCTGTGTTGTTTTATTCATTAGGTATCCTTAACACGGTTCCTGGAATAATAGTCAAGGGGTCAATAACTTCAGGATTAATATCCATAATCTGCCACCACAAAGTTGACGCCCCTAAGAATCGCAAAGCAATTCTATCTAGACGGTCTGTTTCAACCCAGGTGTAAGAGAAGTAAGTGACCTTGTAACTTGGGAATGAACGCAACACAGTTAACTCGTACGTGTCAGTACGTGAGTCGTAAGCCTTAAATAGAGGGCCGTCAGCATATCTGCTATCTAGGTAGATCATGGTTGATTAAACCCCCCACTTGCTGCTCGGATTCCCTCTAAAGTATTTGTGTTAACAAAGGCTGGTTGTAGTAAGGGAGTACCAGGACCATCGTTGTAACGACCACACACAAATCGAACTGTTGACAAGATAGGAACCATACGGTTATTAAAAATTGCGTGGTTGATTGAGACTTCATTGATACGGATTCTGTATCTCATTCCAGCACCTAGATGAAGTTCCATAGAGGAGGGACGCAACCAACCAGAGTCTGCGGTCATACCGTTGTAGGCAGAGGTAAAGGTTCCATGAGGTCCATTGATTGTTTTAAAGAAATACTCTAGGTCGTACATGGTTCCACGATCGTATATTTGTTTTCTTTCTTGAACAGGAACATCAATTTGACCATAAGGATATTGACCACGTAGTGAACCGTCTGCATTTAAATGATTAAAGTCGGCAATACGATTTAAAAGTACTTCAAAAACAATTGTGCTAGAAATTAAACCAGCAGAAATTGGATTAAATATATCTTCCCCAGAACTTTCGTAATTAGGGTCCATCATCTGTTGTACGCCCCACGCCATACTGACTGTTGTTGGGTTATACAAGAACTTAAATCCATACATCTGTGGATCAAACTTAGTTGTGTCTTTCTGTGCTTTTCCAATAGCGTTTACGTATTTTCTATCCATTTGAATAGTTCCACGTCCACCGTTTACTCCACGCCAGGCGTTATAGGCATCAGAAAAAACTGGAGCATTAATTGGGAATCCTTTAGTGTCTACCGCAGCACCTAATGAGTCTGCAGAGATTCCTTGCCCTAGGTATGCTCCAGATACTAGAGGAGCGTTGTATTTGTACTCTGCTGAAAACTCTAAATCAACATTTCCTCCCTGATCAGTTACGGTTGTTGTTGTAGAAGTACTGTTAGGCTTAGTAGGTACAACAGGTTTTTTACCTGTCAGTTCATTAATTTGATTTTGAACATTATTCTTGTCTTTCATTAATCGAATAATTTTTGCGTTTGCCTCAGTAATTAAAGATCGTGTAGCATTGCGAGAAGTTATGGCAGCATCAATTGTTACCTGATTAGTAGATGTGTTGATAATGTCAGAATAACGTTTTACGTTTTCTTCTTGTACTTTAATTATAGTTTGTTGTGTCTTTATATCTTTTTCGTAACCTTCAATTTTCTTTTTGTAGGTATTAATAGTTGCCCTTTTTGCGGCATACGAAATTTGTTTTTGTCGTGCGTTTTGTGGGGCTCTAACTTCTGAAGGACTTGGATATCCTTTGCCTGTCCATGTCCAGCCTGCCATTATGAACCACCTATCATTGAGATCTCTTTATCGTGGTCAAGGTAGTCCTTAACCTTCTTGGCAAACCGCAGTGCTTCTTGGTCTGTTGCTTGATCAAATTTAATTGTGACGTTTACTGTCTTGTTACCTGATTGCAGTTGAGTTGGCATAGACGCTCCATAGCCAGAGTCTCCACCACCAATACCTAACTTCTTTGAAGTATTAACCCAGGCGTCGCTCCATTTAGTACCACTCTTAGAGATGTCGTAAGCAATACGTGCATTGATTGCTGGATCGTAAAGACTTTCTGGACCTGTGTATCCAATTCCCGCATATTCTTTTAAGTAGTTTGCGTTACGTCGTTTTCCTAAATCACCAATCATGTTGACTTGGAATAATCCTAGTGAGTAGTCACCTGTTTTTGCATCAGGGTTTAATGCTCCAGGACGACCGCCTGACTCAGCACGGGCTACACGGAAGGCTGTCTCTAAAGAAGATCCGCTAAAGCCTGCATTAGAGAGAACACTAATAAGTTCTGAGTTGCTTAAGGCTCCTTTACCAACAGGACCGTCAATAGACATTGTTGCACCTATTGAGTTTGTTGCAGCACCTGTACCAAGTAGTTCACTACTTGATGGGGTTACAACTGCGCTTGCGTATTGCATACCCAAAATAGAAGAGGCACCAGTATACCCTGAAGGATCTACTGGGTTGTTTTTTCCTTTACGTAGTTCAAAATGTAAGTGAGGACCAGTGGAATTTCCAGTAGATCCAGACTTACCAATACGTTGGCCTGCCTTTATAACGTCGCCTGCCTTTACGTCTTTAGAACTAAGGTGGCCGTAGATGCTCTGCATACCGTCTGCATGCTCAAGCATGACTGCTGTTCCATAACCTGCATCTAAACTTTCGGTAGATACAATTCCGTCTTTCCAAGAAATAACTGGAGTACCCTCTGGTACTGCGTAGTCTGTTCCCTTGTGGGAGTTGTTTGTACCAGACCACATACTTCCTTTATCGCCATAGCCAGCAGTTACTCCCCCTGCAACTGGTGAGCCTCCTGTTGATCCGCCAATTCCAAACCCTCCACCAAAGCCAGTGCGTCCACCACCACCAGGTTTTAATTTCATAATTGCGCTAACAATGCTTCCAACTCCACTAGTAAACATAGCAGCAGTTACTGCAATTCCAGCACCTACGTTTGTAGCACCAATTCCTCCTACAAGACCTTTGAGTTGTGCAAGAGGTTGAATAGTATTTTCAAGAACACGATTAAATGCCTCTACTGTATCTGCAGCATTTTCGAATCCCTTGATCATTGACTCTTCGCCTTTAGTCATTAAAGAGGTTTGAGAGGCATTCATTCTTCCTTGAGCAGTAAGCATGGTGTTTGAATTTTTATCTGTGCCTTGTGCACTTCCTCTTGCTGCAAGATCGGGGTTTCTTCCAGCAGATAAGTCAATCATTGCTTGGTAAAGAATCTCTTGCTGTGCAGGATCAAATCCCATTGTCTTTAGGTTTGCACCCAGAGCACCGCGCTGGAATGATTCACGGACTTGTTGAGTAGTTGCTTTTCCTCCACCCATAACACTCATTAATTCTTTTGCAAGTTGTCCTGGAGTCTTTTCTTTTCCAGACGCAGTGCGTGTGTTAATTCCATACTGGTATAGGTTTGCTCCCATAGGTCCTGATTGAAATCCAGCGATAGCCTGTGTTGCAACAGCGTTATCCATACCTAAATATTTATAGGCTCCACCAATTTGGCCTGCAGCCTGTTGATAGTTTGCACTTCCTGGTGTGTATCCACTACCAGCAAGACCCGCTGCAACAATTGCATCAGAACCAACGCTAGAGATTCCTCCACCCATTGCACTAAAAGTTGCACGCTGTAATTGGTTACGACTAATTCCTGGTGATTTTAATCCTGCTTGGTAGTAACCAAGTGCACGACCCATAGTCAATCCTAGGTCAGGAGTTGCAGCATAGGCACCAGCAGGCAGTGCCATAAACATCTTTGCAATACCACCGTACTTTTGAAGTTTTGCAATGTTTGGATCTTCAGGTCCTTCTTGAGCAAACGTTGTTTTACTTTTAGAAATAGAGTTTCCTCCGCCAGCAGGAGACATTCCTGTTGGCGTAGGCGGTTGTGTAAACCGTGCATTGTCTGTTCCTACGCCAGGGCGAGTAGACCCCTGCATCAGTCCCATAGAACCGCCAGAAGAATTTATGGCGCCGTTTGCATTTTTAAATGCCTTACCAGCAATTGCGTTTAACTTTTCAATAGATTTATAAAGGGACTCAACCTCTTTGTTTAAACCACGGGTCTCTGTAGTCAGCGACTTGATGTTAGCAACCATCTTGTTAGCCATGACTATCCCTTTCTACTGGTTTGGCTGGCTATCTCTAGCCAGTTCTCTCGTTCTCTCACTGATAGAGATTTGATCTCTGTCAGTGTCCATCCTCTGTACTCGTTAGTTAAGACCGACCATTCCGCAAGTAAATGCGGATATGGAGTAACGCTAGAAGCGAAATAAGGTCCCGAAATTAACGGGAACAGATACCTCACTTTCGCAGTCAGGGCATGTCACCTTGACCACATCGAATTGAGGACCACATAGACGCTTATTGATTGCTTCACTGATAGTGCGACGATCTACAAGTCCCAAATTCTGTACCTGCATCTTGCTTAGTACTGGTGAATCATCGATCTTCATTACTGTGTTCTCTAACATGATCGTTGTTAGTTCTGCCGATGTCTTGTCAGAGTTCTGCAGCATCTCTTTTTGTGTGATGCCTGTAGGAAGTTGCACTGTGAATGTGCGGTTCTTTCCTTGTACGGTAAAGACTCGATCATTCATTGGGTCCATCAGAGCCTTGACTGTGATGTCTGTATCAAGGTCAACCTGTACGGTCTTCATCTCTTCACAGCCTTCGCAGTACCCACCGATGTCAGCGGTCTTACCAAAAGTTGCTTTAAGAATTCCTAAAACTAACATGTCTCTGTCACCAGAGAGTAGTTGATCTAGTAACTTCTCATCGGCCTTCTGATTACCAACACG